ACACTGAGAAACAGTTAAGCACCCTCTCGCAAAATGTTCCCTTAGTTAAATGGATATAACGAGTAAAATATATAACCTACTGTATTTATTGATATAAATAACAGAAGAGCATAACAAAAAGTACACTTTTATGTACACAATATAAAATGCAACCCTCAAAATTACCGTTTTTTACCCATCAATTCTCCCACCCTGCTATACTCTCCAAAAACTAAATGGTTGTATGCATATCCACTACTGACCTAAATTTACATTAGTGCTAAACTCACCCATCAATTTTTATTATAGATAATTTAATATGCTCCAGTTATTTGCACGATACTTCTCTGTTGGCATTATTAACACTCTCTTGCATTGGGTAGTGTTTGGTATTTTTGTTTACTTAGTTACCACAACACAGGCTACTGCGAACCTGATCGCATTCATCGTTGCTGTTACCTTCTCCTTTTTTGCTAACGCTAAGTTTACATTTAAGAAGAAAGCAACGGGTAGGAGATACATAGCATTCACAGTTTTTATGGGTGTACTAAGTTACCTGACTGGATTTATAGCCGATAAACTCAATGCAATGCCAATAATTACCCTAATTGTATTTTCAGCAATTAGCCTTGTTCTTGGTTTTTTCTACTCAAAATTATTTGTCTTTAAAGGAATAGAGTAATGAAAATTTCTTTAGTTGTTCCTGTTTTCAACGAAGAAGAAGCGATACCTATTTTTTATAAAACGGTTCGTGAAAATGAAGAACTAAAAAAATATGACGTTGAAATTATTTTTATCAATGATGGTAGTAAAGATTCAACTGAAAATATCATTAATGCGTTGTCGTTAGCTGATGAGCAAGTAATAGCATTAAGTTTTACTAGAAACTTTGGTAAAGAACCTGCGCTTTTTGCTGGATTAGATCATGCCACTGGTGAAGCAATAATCCCTATTGATGTTGACCTTCAAGACCCAATAGAAGTTATCCCCCAATTAATAGAAAAATGGAAACAAGGTGCTGATGTTGTTTTAGCAAAAAGAACTGACCGATCTACTGATGGTTGGTTAAAGCGTAAAACAGCAGAATGGTTTTATAAACTGCATAATAAAATCAGCACACCGAAGATTGAAGAAAACGTGGGTGACTTCCGTTTAATGTCTCGTGAAACGGTTGAGAATATTAAGTTGCTTCCTGAACGCAACTTATTTATGAAAGGTGTTCTATCTTGGGTGGGTGGAAAAGTAGATATTGTCGAATATTCTCGCGCTGAGCGCTCGGCTGGTGAATCAAAATTTAATGGATGGAAACTTTGGAATCTAGCATTAGAGGGGATCACCAGTTTTTCAACTTTCCCACTCCGTATGTGGACTTACATTGGCTTATTTGTTGGCGCTATTTCATTTGTTTATGGTGGTTGGATGATTATAGATAAACTGATTTGGGGGAATCCCGTGCCTGGTTATCCATCTTTACTAGTTTCTATTTTATTCCTTGGCGGGGTTCAACTTATTGGTATTGGTGTTCTTGGTGAGTATATTGGCAGAATTTATGTTGAGAGCAAGCAAAGACCTAAATATATTTTAAAGGGCATAAAATGAAACATTTAAAGCTTTACCACTTGATTGCATTAATATATATACTACCCATTCTTTTAGGTAACTATAATTATATAGATGATTTAAACAGAATGCACTTAGGGTATGGTTGGGATGGTGATGGAAGATTTGCCTCCACATGGGCTATGCAATTTTTGTCTGGAGGGTTTTATATAACAGACATATATCCGTATAGTTTGATTATTTCATCGTTAATATTAGTTTACTCTGCTTCGATAGTTAGTGAAATGCTGGACATACCAAAAAACATTAGAGTATTCACGAACTTATTTTTTTTGGTTTCACCATACACTATAGAGTCTCTATCCTATAGATTTGACTCTATTCCTATGTCTTTATCTGTACTACTGGCCACTATTCCATTCCTATATATTGAAAAAAGAACTACATTCTTCTTCGTCTCATTAATAAGTTTGAATTTATGCTTACTTACATATCAAAGCAACTTTTTCATATATCCTATTATTTTGATATGTTATCTTTTTAACAGCATACTTACAAATAAAAGCGTGTGCAGAAATGATGTGAGAATAACCTTATACTCAATAATTGCGTTCCTTATTTCATACATATTGTATAAGGTTGAGATTTCAACGTTTTCCGCAAACCTTAATGGTCGAGATGAAACAATTATGAATGGGGATTTTTTATCTAATGCGAAGATAAACATTGAACGCACGTATGTTTTTTTGATCAGCCCACTCTTAACACTGTCTTTCTTGGCTTACTTTGCACCTACTGTAGTTATTTCGATTGTATCTCTCCATAAGTTATTGTACTGTAAAATAAAACCACTTAAATCATTAGCGATATTTATAATACTTATGCTGCTAATTTTTATAAGTGTTTTGATAGCTTCTACGCCAAATATAATACTGTTAAAACCTTGGTTCAGTGTTAGAACGGCAGTTCCTTTCGGGTGCTTATTATTTTTCTTTGCAATAATTACAAAGCTTGAGAATAAAAATATACTTTATGCATGCTACTCAATAGCCTTTGTGTATTTATTTTCAATGATGGCGGCCTTTGCAGATGGATTCAAATATCAGGAAAATATGCGTAAAAACATAACAGCTTATTTCGGAGGGGAAATATTAAAACATCCTGAAGCAAAGCTTGTTATTAACGGTGTCATGCCTAACTCCAATGTATTTAATTCAGTTACCAGTAAATTCCCCCTTTTAAAAAGAGTTATACCCAATTACATGGATAACAACTGGAACTGGGGGGTGGGTTACTTCCGAGTTAACGATATTGTAAGTGGAAAGGCATACCCAAGTAATGCATTAAGAAAGAAAATGATAAGTAATATATGCCTTTCGGATTCTGTGATTGAAAATGAGCAAGCTACATTGCGTTACTCTTCTTTTGACAATGCTTTTTTATTAGATTTTAAGAAAACAAAATGTTAAATAAATGGGGCGTAAGCCCCTTTTGTTAGTTAATAAGGCCTATATGAACCACTGATGCATAAATATCCAGAATCTACGCCAGCATCACTTGCTTTAATGTTTTCACCTGATGGTTTAACCAATTTAAGGGATGTATTGGTTGTATTCTTAACTGCTATCACACCACTAAAGTTGGTGTTGTTAGTGAACTGAACTGTTGCGCATGGAGTTATGTTATTCGCCACAAAAGGAAGACCATAGATCTCTAAGTCACCCGTTCCACCAGTAAAATTAGACCATTTCACTTTCATCTCAAATGTTACAATCTCGCCATCATATCTACACTTACAAACGTTTCCTGAATCCATTGATATAGTACCTGAGGTTGATGCGCCTCTTACTAGCAATGCTCCAGTTCTATCCACTACATCAGAATTACTGATTGCCCCCAAGAATTGATTCATGAAAGTTGCGCAGGTCTTATTGGAAAGATTACCACCATTCCAATAGATAGGAGTAGTATTAGATGTTGTTGAACCAGCCCCTCCAATAAATTGGTTTCCGGTTATCTTTATATTCTGTGCATTTTTCCCGATTATTACTCCTAGGCTTGAGTCTGTATTTGGGTAGAGCCCTACGTTACAATTCCTCATGATTGTATAGCCACGCAGAAGAGTTACGCGAGAACTATCAAAATTAGCACCATCTATAACATGATAAAGTCCATCTGACTCGCCTTGATAGAATGCACATTTACCACCTGCATAAATATGACTCCCGCCTCCAAGATACATTCCATTGCCAGTAGCGGTAATGCCGATGCTTTTGTAGTATGAAATTATAGCTCCCATGATTTTGCAATCTCCGGAACGGCAGATCACTCCGTAGCCACTAACCACATTTGCAGGAAAAGAGTCATCCCCAGTTGTTGCGTAATCTCGCTGCATAATAACACAGCCATCGGTAAGGAATAACTCATTCCCAGAAGCTCCCGTTTCTACACCTACATTAAGATAATACTTTATTGCGCAGTTAATTGAGAAATGTAGAAAATCATTGATATAAACACCGGATGCGACATATCGACAGTTAACACCTCCGCTTAATTTAAAAAACATTGGTCTGGAAGATCTACTAGAAACACCCGGCTTACTGAAATCAAACGCATACCCAGAACCTAACTCCTTATCAAAATCGTCAGGAAGAATGGTATTAAAAGCGAAATCTGCTCCAATGAATCCACGCAACTTAATCGATGTCTTTGGATAAATTGGGTTATCTGACACAAAGACGAACCCAGATAGGTCATACCACGGACCTTGTCCGAGTTGATTTGTATAGTCTGTAGCAATTGAAATTGCATAGGAAAATGCAGCATTAATGGCCTCATCGCTCCCGTTCTGCTCTGTTCCTGTGTTACCAAAAGCACTGACGTTGATGATTGTTTTAGCTGTATGTCGGTTATTTTCTTCAATATATTTGGTTAACGTCCCATTATTATATCCTACAAGGTCACTTCCAGTTGGCTTTTTCAATTCATTACGAAGGGATGTATCACCAACACTAAGCCATTTCCCTGCACCAATACCACCAGAGTTATCAGGTGTTGAATCTATTTGAACGATTTTTGGCAACTCACCATCCCAGCGGTAATATTCCCCCGTTACTTCATCACGTAAAACTTGATTAGGTAGTGTTATTTCCGCACCTTTCTGGAACGAGTCTAAGGTGATATATCCAAATTGAGATATTGCTTGCTGAGCGATCCAGCGCAACCCTTCGATTGTAAAATGCTCTTGCCCGAATCTATCGATATACTTGTTTTTCATTGACGTAACGAACTCGTCAATTTTACCTGAGTTAAATTTCAGGTCGCTCGGTGCTTCACTTGGAACTGGATTTTGTGTTGGAATTGTAGACATAATTTTTCCCAATAAAAAAGCCAGCACTTAGGCTGGATATGATTGAAATGAATTTAATTAAACGTTGTAATCTTTCTTTGCAGAAAAATACTCACTTGCTGTAATGCTGAAAGTTCCGTCTGCATTAGGCTTTTTATCGCTTACAATCCATCTCATTGAGTCCATTTCAACGATATTGGATATAACGTAACGTGATGGCGATTGAACATTCATGCCGTCATAGATATTTAGCTGGATATCAGGTATGTCAGCGATAAATCCATAAGCGGTATCGCTTCTTGGTGTAGCCTTAAACCTTTCCGTCGTATTACCTAGGTGATCAGTGATACAAACAAACATCTCACCATCAAAGGCAACTTTTTCATTTGTTGAAAATTGATTTCCTATCCTCTCAACTATATAACCCGCCTGTTGATTCTTATCGTATGTGTCAGCAACAATAATTAAGTCACCCGGATAAACATAATCACCATCTGCGAGAGTTTGCACGCTGATACTCATACGCTGATTTATTAGTCTATCCATTTCTAATAGCGCCCTATCGGTCGCTTGATACTCATTACGACAACCGTGAATGGTTATTTTGTTAGGATTCTTAGCTGGCTTGTTAACTATTTTGTTATCTTCAATACGATACTTGAGATAGGTCTTTTTGTTGGTTTTAGGGTTTACATATTCGATTTCAACACCATCATTACCACTCGGCATTGTCATATCATAAGACAGCGAGAATCCATTTCCTGTCGTGTTAGCTCTATTAAAAGTGCAGGAAGGGTATTGCTTTTCCTCCTCACGAGTAAATGTAAGCACGCCGTTATCCCAAAATGAAATAACACGAGCAACATTGCATATTGTTTCTATACGCTGACCCAACGACACATCTTCATCATCAAACGTGTAATCAAAATATCCTAAACGCTTATCTGGAAGTGATTCATAGATTGAATACAAACCATATAAATCTATGGTGCTTTCTGGTTGTCCAGCGGTAACTAACCAAGTGTGAGCGACAGCGTCAGCAAATGATCGTGATGGTCGTAATGTATAATCAACGCTACGGCTATTCATGTCGTAACTAATAACATGACGTGTAGCCAGTGCGTTGTATTTACGCTCTCTTGTTCCCGTTGGTGCCTCTGTTGCCCTCACTGTTACCTTAACAAGTGTATCTTCTTCATGTACTTCGTTTATTCTCTCTCTAACAATAAAGACTTCCTCTAGCTTAAGAATGCTGTGATCATTACTATTTTCTAATCTAGTTAGTTGAAGCGCATATCTTCCATATCCAGCTAACGGCTTGAATTTTTCCGTCAGATAGTATGTTTTTGTTTTTGGAGCAGATGGGAACCCTCTATTGAATGACTCTCTTGTTCCAGCTATTTCATTGTTATTCTCATCAACTTTCCAGAATTCAATTCTTGCGCTAGCCCAATCTCCATCACCAAGCTGGGCGTTTAAATGCACCCATAACTCACCACCATCTAAGGGGGAAAAGAAAGGTCCTACTGTCAGGAATTGATTATCATAGAGAATGAACTTGGATGTGTTAACAATTGCATTAGGAGGAAGAGTCGCTAAATCACCACCGGTTAGATTGGTGAAAAAGAATTCGTAGTAATATTTTGGTGAGATAATAGCTCCATCATCACTCTCTTTCGCATCGGATAAATAGGCATCAACCTTAATATCCTTTGTAACCGAACCCTGTGGAGTATCATAAGTCACATTAACAACAAGGCTTACTGATCTAGGTTTTACGATATCCATGAAGTATCGAAACTCATCTTGCTTCTCTATCTTTATGGCCGCCTCACCACCTTTAATTTCACCAGAAATAACATTATTAGCAGTAGCTTGATATTGTGGTATTTCGTCACTTTCATTCGGACCCGGTATTTCTTGCCCGTCAACATCAGGGAACTCAAACCCCTCGAATATCTGTGGGATCACTTCACCTGGTTGGAATATCTGATAACTGGCACCATCAAGGGCGATCAGCTCAGACTCTGAATATTTCACATTCTCAATCGTGTAGTAACCGATGCCAAAGTTCATCCATTCAGTAACCATCTTTTTATTGTCGATGTATTCAAACATTGATTGCTGAATGAGATCAGGAAAGGCTCTAACTTGTCCGTGAATTTCAGGTCTAGCCTGATATGTTCTTGCTATATTAGTTTGACCAGTTAAGCGGTTATTAGGGCTTTCCTTTGCATTCACATCAGCAGCACTAAATGATGGTGCTTTGGGTGCTAAGAATGAAAATATCTTGGAAACAAACTTAAACACTGGATTTAGAATGTCGCCAATAATCCCTTTCGGTTGGTCAAATATTTGAATGTGATGAAACTCACTAATAATAAAGTCAAGGCGGCCATCGTCGTTAAGCTTTACGCCGTTAACATAGATATCAACGTCATGATGAAAGTTTTGCCCATTTAACCAATCAAAAAAAAGAGAGCCGGCTTTTATCTCGACTCTCTCTTTCGGCACTCCAGCGACACGCTGAATTTCAATTATTGGCATATTTCATAAACTCCAACTTAGTGAACTTCCTCTCGAGCACAATCAACCTATCCATTCTCACAGAACCGTTTTCACCTCGACTATGTAATGCGTTACCATCGATAATCAAGCCAATGTGAGCGGGTTTTGAGCCTATATAGCCTATAAATATTCCGTTATTTTCTGGTTTGTTTACTCTCTCCCAAAACTCAACTTCATTTTTATAGCAAGTCACAAAATTAGTTTCAGACTCATAGCCTGCGTCATGGTGGATCTCAATACCTAGAACGTGTCGATAATAAAGAACGACGAGCCCCCAACAGTCCATAGCATCAAATGTGCAAGACCTATTTTCCCATGGTTTACCGATTACCTTATTGATGAAATCTTGAGTTGTCATACAGCCTCCAAGCCCGGCCATTCTTGCGGTTCATAAATGCGTCCAATGTTTTTATTCAATGGGTTACTCATAGATAGCGTGACAGTGACACTTTCATGATCCATCGACACATCTTTCACAAATAATTTCCATCGAGTAATTGCTGTTCCTTTGTCTTTCTCATCAAATAAGCGATAGGTAGCCTCTATGGGTGTCATCCTATTGAATGATTTCCATAGTTTAAGTTTCTGCTTGAAGTCTTGTGCGACACGGCTGAATTTAACACTGGCGTCAATGATGGGCGTTCTGCTTTGCTGGCTGTCCGATAGTTCGAAATTACACGGCTGATATTCAACCCCACCTAGAACCTTTGGGAACACCTGATAAGACACGAGATAAATATCGCCAAATGATGGGTGACTAAATTGCAGTGTCTCATAAAGTATTCTATTTGGCCTTTGTGCCCGATACTCTCTTAGTGTAGGCATTACAACTCCTTATACTTTGGTAGAGTCTCAGTGACGATAATATCAAGCCAACTTCCAAATGATGGCGGAAACTCAACGATAATATCGTCGAATTCATCATCTGAATTATAAAGTTTCTTACTAATGACTTGACCAGTCCATGTTACAGAAGATCCATTAATACTGGTTTGCACTGGATAGGAAACAAAATGTAATTCCTGCTCCTGCAGTCCACTACCACCAAGATTAATTTTCATCCTGAACCAGCGATTGCAATTATCAAGATAGTTGGGACTTCGTAACCACTGCGCAAATGCACGCTCTTGTTGAAGTGTAAATATCCAATTCACACTCCATACAGTTTTTAAATCATCAGTTAACTTCTGAAATATAGGTGCGCCTACCTGTGGTTGATCTGTCAAGAAGCCAGTATCTAGCGTCATGCTTTTATCGGCTTTCTGCGCTAGAGGAAGCCAGTCAGGGTAATCAATAACCATATATCAACCTCTTGCTCTCGCTGTTGCCGATGTGTTTCTTGTGATGGATTGAAGCATAGGGCCTTTGTTATCCATATCCATAATGAACGCCTGAATAGTTAGCGTATTTCCATCTTGTGATGTCTGTGCGTCAAACTTGTGTCCACCAGATGAATAGTCATTAAATACAACATTCACATTCATACCACCACTCTGCATATCTTTATTGGAAATAACCTTTCCATTGTCACCGGGGATCATGTATTGACGACCGTTGTTAGCCTTGAATATCTCAGGTTTACCACCTTCACCAACTCGATACATTGAACCAGCGTCAACAGGTCCACCATTTTTACGAGCGCCAGCAATTGCACCAACGCCAAGTACAGCGATTGCGGCTAAACCTATTTTCGCCGCTGTCCCCATTGACGCGATTGATGCCATAATTGCCGCAGGTGTCCAAGCGGCTGTTGTTGTGGCAGCTGCTGCCGTGCTCACTGCCGTTTGCGTTCCGATAGCAGCCGTTTGCACCGCCGTTGTTGCTGCAATGGCGCTTTGCTGTGCTGCTGCGCCAAACCAAGCAGCTTTAGCTTGCTCAATTCCAGCCTGAACAAAGGTGTTAATTAGGCTATTCAAAACTGTATTACCAATTGATCTTAATGCGTCAGAAGCCTCCATTGATTCAGTGATTATTCCTGTAAGTGCATTTGATGCGCTACCAGAGAATGCATCTAGTGCAGCCGCGGCAGCTTCGTTTCCTAATGATTGATTTCTCCAAAGCTCATACATAGCATCAGTTCTAGCTTGCTCATATTGAGTATTAGCGGCATTCATTAACTCTAATCCACGCTGAGTGATAGCCCCTTTTTCTGTTTCAAACTCACGAATAAGTGCAAGTTTACGCTCGTGTTCATTTTTGAGTTGCTGAACAGGGTCTACTTTCCCTTTGATGTCATCTTGCGGTGAGACAGCGTTATTAGCCTTTATTTCGGCTATTTTCTGTTGATATTCCGCCTCAATTTCAGCTTTACGCCTTGCTGCCTGTTCAGTGAGAGATACATCATCTTTTGTTATCCGCTCTAAGTCTGCCAACTGCTTATCGTGAGATTCTTTAGCCTTAGCAACCAAATCAAGCTCAAGCGCGGCTTTCTTATCTGCTAGATTACGCTCAATGTTGTATTTATCTTCTGCAAGTTTTTCGGCTAATTTAATCTGCTCGGGAGATGCTTTATCACCCAATGCTTTAACAGCGTCATACTTAGCCATTTCAAGAGAACCATCTTTATAACCTTTGTTTAAAAGCTCAATTTCTTCTCTCTGGCGCTTTAGTGCCTCATATGCCGCATCTGTGGCTTTGGTTGATTCCTTGGTTGTTTTGTTACGTTCTGCAGCGGCATCTTGAGCCTCTTGAGCAGCTATAGCATACTGAGTTAATGATGCTATCTCTTGTTCTGACAATCCATTATCTTCTGCGTAAAACTCAACTTGTAGCTTTCTTTTGTCGATCTCACTTTTTGCGTTGGCTAATTTAGCTTCTCTCTCTAGAGATTTTCTCAAGTCAAGACCTTTGTCTGACCACTCCATTATTAAGCTTTGTGCATTAAATTCTTTCTTTTGTCTGGTTGCACGCTCGATAGAGAAACCATAAGCATTCCAAGCATCTTTAGCGTTTGGCAATATGGATGACTCTCTCTGCAGAAGATCTGCTCCTTGTTTTAATGTTCCATTTAAATCAGACTGCATCATCTCTATTTTATAGAGAATATTACCCCTTCTTTCCTCTTGCTTTTCTAAATTAGCAACAGCTGTTTTTAGTTGGTCTGTAAATTTAGCTGACTTATCAGAATTTAACCCAAATAAATCAAATCCATCATTTAATTCTTTAATCTCTTTTTCAATCAAACTGATCGTGTACTTAAGTTTTGCAGCTTCTTCATCAGCGACTTCTAAGTGTTTTTTAGCCTCAACTATAGCCGCTTCTTTTGCTGCTCTAGAGAATTTTTTATACTCCTCAGTAAGACCTCTTATGTCGTCAGCAAACTTATTTGATTCTTCTCTAGCTTCTTTTGATTGTTGATAAAAGTAATATATAGCAGCACCAGCTAACATAGCCACACCAGCAGGACCGCCTAACATTCCCATAGCGCCACGCAATAAACCCATGGACAATGACGCCGACCTTGCCGCCGCTGCTGAGTTTGCCATTGCTGCTGTTTGCGCTTGTGTTGCTTGGGTTAATGTTATTGCAGCTTTTGAGGCTAATGATTTTTTAGCGATTAAGTTATCAAGAGCGGTTGCTTCCGCCAAGGTTCCTTTTGCAACGTTGTACTCTGCTTGAGCAAGGGCAACAGCAGATCTAGCGGAGGCTAAATCAGCCTGAGCCTTTCTGACTGACATATTTGCAGCATACTCACTTGCTCTTGCTGATTGCAGTGTAGCGACTGACTCTTGACGAGAGGCGGCTGCCATCATCACTTTTGACTTGGTAGCCATAGCTAATGCGCCAACATATCTTGAACCAACCACTGTGGCAATTACCGTCAAGACAGAGCTAAGCTCATCTAAATTCTTACTAACCGTAATAACCGCATCACTAAACGCACTAATGGTTGATTTTATTGTTGTATTTTCACCGAGAAACTTGGTTAGGTTGTTCCCAGCCTCTTGGAAAGCCTGTGACATTGTTCGAGTGGTTTTGGCAAACTCTTTACCAATCGCATCACCTTGAGAGAGCAAACCTTTCACAACAACATCAGTAGTTAGCTTGCCTTCTGCTGCCATCTTACGGAGTTGACCAATACCAACACCCATCGAGTCAGCAAGTGCAACCATCAAACGGCTACCCTGTTCCGCCACTGAGTTAAATTCTTCACCACGGAGAACGCCAGACGCGATACCCTGCGATAGCTGAATAATGGCATTTTCTGCTTCCTGTGCAGTAGCACCAGAGACGATAAAGCCTTGGTTGATGATGGATGTTAATTTTGCCAAGTCCGCTGCTGATGTGTTGTATTCTCTCGTGCCTCGCTCTAATCGTGCATAGAGCGTTGCTGTGGCATCGAGGCTAGAACGCGTTGCTTGAGAGATATCAAATACTCGCTGAGTAACATCAACAAGTGACTCACTCGCACGAACTGAGTTAGATAGCTTGTTGTTTAATTCAGTCCATGCTTCAGAATAACTAGCAACCATTGAAGCCGATAAATAACCAGTCAGAGCCGCCGCAACTTTAGATAGAGACTGCATTGAACGCTCTGTGTTATTTACTGACTGAGACGTTCGGTTAAAGCTACTATCCATGCGATTAAGGCGTTGCTCTAACTGCTGTTGAGATGTAAGTAGTTGCTGAACATCCATCTGTACTTGATAAACAATTTCGCCTACTTGTGCCATTTATCGGCTCCTTAAAATGAAAAACCCCGCCAGTTGGCAGGGTTGTGTAATCTTTAAAGTATTTTACTGTGATGCTTTTATTGCGTTAGTAGTAGCTTCAATTGTTTTTTGTGACATCTCTAATGCATCATCAGAAAGCGTTTGCTGTCCCCACTTGGTCACTTTACCCTCTTGAAATGTCACAACTAACCTATCCTGAGATAACTGCTCGTTATCTACCGGAGTAAATCCATAATAAACTTTACCCCAATATACCCATCTTTCTCTTTCTGTATTAACTTCAGTTCTTCTAGGGTCACCAAGAACTGTTCTTACTTGATCTTTATCCATTCCTAATGAAAGCATGGATGATTTTTGGTTGTAGTTAATTTGCTTTTCTTGTGCGCAACCAGAAATAATTAGGGCAGATAAAACCAAAAAAGAAGATAATAATAACCTTTTCACAACACCATCCTCGTTAGTTAATTTGTTGTTATGTTATATAGATGGTAATGCAAAAGAAAGCAAACTAACTCATTTACGTTTCCTACTCACCAATCGACGCTTACCACTGATCAGTTCATCATTCCGTTTATCATCTTGTTTCATGATGTTGTCATATTCTTCTTTGGTGAAGCCTTTTTCATCAGGATATTTAGCTTTGAGCATCATCTGAAATTCAGTCATGGTTAGCTGTTCGGCTTCCTCTCGATTCATACCAAAGTGCGCACGAGCAGAGCTGATGTAGTCAATTGCCATAAACTCATCTGAGAATTCGTTTTTGCCTTCGTTACGTTGAAGTTTACGGATCTTCGCTTTACCGATAATTCCGTGAGTGAATAATTCTCGAGCAATGACGATAATGTCAGCGATTGGCATCTTACCGTTTTTATAGACAATACCGCGCTTACCCGATCTCCATTCACCAATGAGCTCTGAACAATCATCATCACAGCACGCCTGCATAACCATCATTGCAGTTTGTAGGATATTACGCCCATATGTTGGCTTGCTAATGGCTTTTATTAACCATTCAGGAATAACCCCGTAGCTCATTACGGCGCGTGCAATTAACTCTTGCACCTCAGCGCCATTTAATTGACCGTAGGCTTTCACAATCTGTTTAGGCTCACCGATTCTTGTCATATTGATGAACGATGGTCTAAATAAGTAATCCTTTTTATCAGTAGAGATAACCATCTCCCCGATTTCTAAAATAGGCGTCATAATCCCTCCTGAATATTATCAAGGGCACTCGAAAGCGCCCTTTGTAATATTAAGAAACGGTAACAGTGACCACGCATTTTGCAGTTTTACTACCATCTTCGGATGTAACAGTGATATTTGCAGTACCTTCGGCAACACCACGCACAGTGACCACATTCACAAGCTGGGTAACTGTTGCAAAGTTCGGCTTATCGCTTACGGCAGTATAGTTTTTGTTCGTCGCATCGGTTGGGGTAAATTTGACAGTAAATGTCTTAGTTTCACCCACTTTTACAGACAGAGTAGCTGGTTCTACTGCGACACTTTCAACCACGATTTCTTCTTGTAGCCATTCAACCGTTTCTGCATCGGCAACTTTTAGCTCACCCGAATAAGTGGAAATTTCTTTTGTTGGAAATTCCATTGACCATGATGTAAATAACATATAGCCCTGAACAACATCAGAACCATCACCTTTCATATCAAGTTGAATCCAATAATCTGGTTGGCGACCAGCTTTGATTTCATCAAGAATTTCTTTTGCAATATCGAAAGCAGAAGTAGAGCCAGTTACGCCAGATTTCTTCAATTCCCCATCAAAACTAATGGTGAAGTCAGCACCAGTGACGATTGATTCTGTTAACCCTTTGATATCATCAGCATTAGACGTTACCGTCTCCATACCAAAATCGAATGACTTGGTTGTTAATGCACCTAAGCGTAAGAATTGATCTTGTGCTGGTACTTGGTCAGGGCAGCCTTTTGCAATGCGCAGAATACCTGCGTTACCCATCACTAGGCCTTTATCATCAGGGCATTGTGCCATGTTATAACCTCTTTATTTGCAAATAAAAAAAAGGCCGCATAAGCGACCTGTTGAGATGTGTTTAATTTAAGATGTACAGCGGAAAGAAAGCTTGAGGATAAACCGACCTTCTTCTGTCGGTATGGGTCTTGGTAGACCGCCTAAGTTGTAGATTGAATTGAGTTCGCAATCATCAGGGAATTCAGCAATAAAGTTTAGAATTTCATTAGCTCTTATCAGTGCAGGTTCAGGATCATACTGCGCAGATACTAGAACAAGCGTCACGAAATCATCAGCACCCAAATCAGCAAATCGTCCGCTACCATCATCAGGCTGAATAACAGCATATTGCTGAGTCTTTTCGTCTGGTTGCTCATTCCACGTCAGATATTGAACGATGAAACCATCGAGTAAATTACCTCTGTTTAAGTAGCGCTCAAACTTCTCGTGTATCATATTTGAAGCTCCCGTCTCACCGCGTCATCAATAGCCTTGCGTTCATCTTCAAAACCACGAGATAAGAACTCTTTACGAGCACTTGAACGCCTAAAGTTTTGCTTAATTCTTGGATCATGAACATAAACCGCGTAGTTTGCTGTATATCCGACACGACCAGTAACGCGAGTGCCATTAACAGTGACTTCCCTGAATTGGGAGTTGATAAGTGTTGATGTATCAATAGGTGTGTATATAGCCGCCTGAGCACTACCAATCAACAAAGCAGACTGAATAGCTCTCATCACTTTCTTGCCCTGTATATCACCAACAAGCGCTCTAAGGTTTGCGTTAGCCTGAGAAATACCCCTTACTTTTGCCCCCATATCACACCGCCGTTATCAGAGTGTAGTCATCTGCAATATGCTCAAATAGGTCTTCATCGCGTTTGATGAATTTTATTTCATCAGCACCGACAGATAACGGATCGCCTGAGTGCTTGCCGATAGCGATAAAGTCACCTTTTTTAGCATCAGCATACTCAGTCCAGAAAACCAACTTAATGGTGATTTCAGAGCCAACATCCAACTTTCCAGATTTAAGCTCACTACCATAACCACAAAGAAAATGAACCGGTTCTGAGAATGTAACTTTGCCGTATTTATCTTTTCCGTTTGGTCGCCATAAAGTAGCCCACGAGGTGTAAGCCCAATTCGCAACTGAACTCATTACGCCCCCCTACACATACAGCCACCTTTCGCTATCCACAAACCAGCATGAGCAGTTTGAGTTGGATCGTCTGGTATTAACCCATTAGCACAACCGTGCTTATCTAAACCACGCAGTAGTGACGCAGCCGATTTCCATCTATCACCAAACGATTGATATCTAAATGAGCGTGATGCACCGTTAGGTGCTGTTTGTGAGCTGATATACTTATCACCTTGACCAAGCGCCATAAGTGATAGTAAGTACATCTGGATTAACAGCGCGGTTGCTGATGGATAGTTTTTATCAAGGCATTCTTGAATACTGCCTACCTGCTCAATAAGTGCGTCGAGAATAAAATCAGGTAATTCTATTCCCTGCCCTGTTAAGTACTCTTTGGCTTGCTCTTTTGTGATCATTATTACCTCACAAAGCAAAGCCCCCTTTCGAGGGCATAAAAAAACCGCTTTCGCGGCTATTCGTCTTTGTCTTTTTTAGACTTGGCTTTTGGTGTGGCTGGAACCAGTTCAGCGGCATCATTAGATAATGCTCTAACATTAGCCTTAAAGGCTGGATGAAGATTTTCTAACTCAACCACCTGACCTTTTTCGACACCATGCCAAGGGATAATAACCTCGTACTTTGTCATTGCAGATCCTTAGCTCAGTTTAGCACCATAAACCACACCTGACTTTCCGTCACCGTCACGAGTAATTTGCAGACCTGCTGCGCTCATGATTTGGAAGTTATAGTTTTCCTGTGGCATAAAGCGAGGTTTAGGAACAACACCTGTTGCCATACCAACTAACGGTGTCACTACATCTTTACGGCGTTGATAAGCGATAAATTCAGAGCCTTTAAGCGCATAAGTCGGGCGAATTTCTTTCACGCCAGCATATGGTAGTAACGTATCGATAATGCGACCATTTACCACGCTATTACCAGCACCAGCACCGACAGAAACAACCACAGGCTTGATTAAGTTACCCCATGCTTCGTAACTCACCCACATTACATCGTAAGCATCCACTTTGTTGTTGAATGCAGTCTGACCGAACGCACCACCAAAACCAAAGAACGCTAACAATGCAGGCAAATCAGCTGTGGTTAAATCGATATTAGCACCAGAAGCTCCTAAGTCGATTTTCGCTGTGTTGCGGTGATTTTTCAGGCCTTGGCCTTTGTATCCCTCAACACTAATAGATGCATCACCATTTAAGAAGTAGTTAACTACTTTCTTATTGAATTGACGCATTTTTGCAGTTTGAGAATCAAGAACAAGGTCAATACCAACTGTGCTTAAACCCGCCGCATGACGCCAGTTAACACCAAAGCCAGCGGTAAATACTGGGATTGGGTCACCATCAGAACCATAATCGGTGTGATCATGAGAGTATGGTGCTTGACCATCGATACTGATTGATACGTCATCAGCAATATCACCAATCACGTTATACAGTTTCGCTGTTTTGCCAATTGGTAACACTGTTTGCAGGCCCATTAAATCATTGACGATTTCCATTCCTGTTTCTTGGTCGCGCAACTGAATAATATTGTTATCTACTTCTTTCCAAAAGTCCTTAGAGAAACCGCCTGACTGGTTTGCCGCTAAAGTCTCACCATCCATAACATTCCGATACTGGTTTATCATCAGGTTATGTTGCGTGTTATAGATATTACGTGTAGCCCATAGGCTATCCCACTGACGTTGCAGTCGGCTATTTGTTGCTAAAGTTTCAGCAGTATAAAACATGTTTTTTCCTTTTTATTAATCAGTAGTTGCAGTAGCCACAGTGCCAACACGAAAGCGAACACGAATGAAATCATCAGCTTTTAGCGTCACTTCATCTTGAGAGTAGCCAATTACTGATTCCGTATCAGCGGATGCAAGAGCGCCTTTACCATCAGCACCAAGCTTGATCGGAGAGTCTTTTTTATAAGTGCCAGCAGGAACCAATACAGCCAGCTCTCGACCTTCCTCTACATACTCACCAACCAGAGAATCACCAACCGGAACACCATCACGAATAGATAGCCCTTGGTGATATGCTGGATTGGCTACATAAATGCGACCGGATAATGCGGTGGCTTGAGCGAACTCATTGTCTGCGTTAATAACAACAAAGGTGCCCGGCAACGTAACTGCTTTTGCTGCGCGAGTTTCTGTGATTGATTTACCGTCAAGGTTTACACGGCGATAGCGACTAGTAGCCATTATTTAGCACCTCCAAAGTATTCCGCATAGTCTGGTGCGCCAGTTTGCTCTTGCTGTGCGCCTGAGTTGCCGGCCAAACTTGTTGCGTCACCAATTTGTTTATGCATGTCGATCAGTGCTTGACCTTGCAGTGAGTTAGCCACCACTTCACCGTATTTTTCGGCAACTGCTTTGCGCATTTCGGTTTCTTCTGCGCGTTGATTTGCGGTTAAAGTTTCTTTTAACTGTTCTTGATTGGCTTGTAACGTATCAATTTTTGACGTGATACCTTCCAATGCTTTTGTTACATTCGCAGCAATTTGATTGCCGATTTCTGAATAAAGCTCTGTTTTTTCTTCTTGAGTTAAAGGCATGTCGCCCTCCGTGCTGTTATTGATTGCAGGGCTTGCCTGCGGTTTACTGAAAGCTGATTTAAGTTTGTTTGTTACAACCTTCACCCATGACTCTTGACGCTCAACTTCTTCGCCTTGCGCATCAAAGGTGATGTTGCCATTTTCATTTGTGTAGGAATGTAGTTTTGCATTGCCTCCATCGATAACGATTACTGCATGAGTGTCTGTGAAGTCCGATATCCACACATAGCCATCACCATCAACGAATTGTTTCTTTGCAGCCATTTCAAGGCGATGTGATTTTTCACGATAAGTTTCACCAACTAGAGCGCCACTGTTAGTTTTAACCTCTGTGGCTTGGTCAGCATTAACCATCATTCCGACACCTTGAGCTGGTGTTGCTGCGCCTGACTCATAAAGCAGAATTGCGTCATGATCCATGCTGTGTATCTTTGCAATCCAGTTATAACCCTGCGCTTTCTGTTCTTCGTTTGCTTCGATCTGCTCAAGAAAAACAGCAACGCTCGTATGAATTGGCTCTGAACTTTCACCACTTTCAATCGCTTCGACGCGCTGAAGAACTTCTTTACCGCCTTCTGACTCTTTAGCCTTATCTACATCTATCCACTTCTCTAAATAGATGCGATTACCGACCTTGGAAACATTTCTGTTTGCTGCGCCGATATACCCAACATTAAGACCCTCGAAAGAAAGCGCTGACACAAACTGACCATCAAGCGTAGGGTGGCCTAATGGCGCAGGAGTGCCTTCTAACTCTCGGTAATGGGCGTCAATCTCACTTGCTGGATATAATCCACCATTCATAATGACGTTTGCTGGAAGCGTATAACTTGGGATAATAATGTGTTCACGACCGTTGTATGTTTCACGCCGAATAGAGGCGCTATTAACCTTGGTCGTGACATTTACTTGAATTGGCATCAGTTATTCCTCCGCCCATTGATAACCACGTTCTTTCATGGCTTCTTTTTCCTCTAACAGTTTATTGATGAGAGTCTTGTTGTAAGGTTTGCCGTCTTTATCAACAAGAACGGTTACAGTTGAGCATTTACAGTTAATTGAATTGGCATCACGAGCCCACCAATCACGTTGTTCATCAGACGTAAACATCTTCCCGTGCCTAGCTGCATGATTAGCTCTCGTCGTTGGGCTTAGTGCAGAGATATGAATTTCGCGAGTTTCAAGGTTAAGTATTTCCTTGGCTTCGTCAGCTTCATCTAATCGTGCCCTACGCAATGCACTTGGTATCTCTGTCCTTGCTATCCGGTTAGCTCGACGAGTTTCAATGCCGGATTGATTGGTTAGATTTCTCGCTACTTCACGAGGATTTAAACCTCTCGCGATACCATCTGTAAGAATGCGAGCCATGTCAGCTTTAACCTGACCAGACAGCCCTTTCATCTCCTCGAACACACGAGCGCGAACTAGAGCCATTCTTAACTGATATGGCTCACTCATCAGTATCGTTGCAATGCTTTGCTGAGTAGCTGCGTAAACGGTCGATTGCTGTGACAGGTTGGCGTACTGCTGTGCTGTTCCTCTTTCGTATGCTGTGCTGACGTATTCGAGGAAAAGAAAGTTACCGAACTCACCGCCATTCAGAAGCACCTCATCAACCATTATCTCACCATCTCTTAACAGTATTGATAGATAGTTAGGGTCTAAATCGAATTGGTATTTTCTATTGACGACTGGCTCAGAGGGGATTCTATTAAGAAGTTGAATATAGCCTTTTGATATTCTTCTAATGCGTTTCGCAAACTCCCTCATTGCGCCACGTTCTAGTTTATCAACTGATGTTGGATCAACTTTCGTTCCGGGTCTTATCGCCGTCCTTATCTTCTGTATCTTCATCAGTTTCACCTAATGGCTCTTCACTATCATTTTCATAGCCAGCAGCTTCCCTAATTTCTTCGACACTAAACACCGGCTCACTAGTAGCAAGAGAGGCTTGATTAATTCGGCTCATCTTCTCAGCGCTATCAAGCTTATCCATCGATGACTGTTCGTTTAAATCATCCCAAACAACCGTTTTCTCACCGATAGGCTCTAGTACCTTGATGTTAATTAGGTGGTCGATGAAGTCCTCTATCTCAAATGAGAGTTCGCTTTCTCTGCGTGATTGGCATCGTGCATTGAAATACTTCTGATCTTCGGTGCTGGCTCTTTCGCCAGTCTGCATACCAACCAATATTTTGGATGGAATATCCATTGCGGCTGATGCGGTTTGAAGATTGACGTTATAAGTTGGTGTCGGATCTGATACGGCTGTAACCATAGGACTAACATTTGCGCCCTTCGTAACAAGAACTGAGTCATTACCTGCGTTGATTTCTCTTGCTACTTCATTATAAATTTCCTGCAACCCAGCAATGTCAACGCCATACATTCTTGCCATTTCATCAAGGCTGGCTTCCTTTTCGTAGTTGATATTTAGCTGTCTTGCTGCGTTTTTAAGGAATGATTCACCAGAACCCCCCTCAACCTTTTCAAGACTTACAAAGGCGTTATAGGCAGGCTCAAGAAAGCCGATAGCGTCAACTGAATAATCACCTAGAATGAAAATCCTATCCGGATGAATATTGATATTTCTAGTCCCACCATTTGGTAGCGTCTCCGTGTACTGCCACATGCTAGGTTGACCGTAATTAGGAGAATTAATATCCGTCACCCAATCAGTAGGCTTAATTGCATTCGCCCATGCTGGCGTTGCTTTTTTAAGTAGCTTTGATTTCGTGACGGGCTCATGCCACTTTCCACTATCATTGATATGAAGAATTAAGCCCGCATAACGGCCAACAAGTCGCTTCTGGTCTGCTTCTTTGAACGCTTTCCAAATACGTTTATTCACGTACTTTTTAAATGAAGCTTCCCAAGTTGTTTCTTTCTTGTATTTATCTGCTTTGTCACCCTCAATCACTTGAGGTGATGTTTTCCAGCAATTACCTACGAGTTTCGTTACCCCACCAAAGGCAATACCACCACGGCGAAATAGCTTATATAAATCCTCAAAGGTTAAATCTTGTTTGAATCCGTACTCACACCAAGCAGATGATCGCTTTGCATCAAGCCCCATGGTTGGATTAACCAAAGCCATACGGGCACGAGCTATCGCGTCACTCACCATGTGATTGACGGCTAGTTTCATGTTTTCTTTCATTATCGCCTCAGTAATCGTTTTGGAACCAATAGGCCTGCGTTTGATTTTTGTGTGATATACCCATCAAGACCATATCTAACCGCATCCCAGCAGTGGTTGTTCTTATCATCAATAATGGGAAGAACCTCACCTGTGATCCGGTCTGTTTTATACGAGTAAAGACGGGCTTCTTTTGCTGTTTCTTTACAGCGAGGATGAATGATTATTTGCTTGAATCCGCGTAGATGTGTAATGCCATCTTCTACGCTACCTTGCCATTTTTTAGCTGCTGATATATTGAAACCTTGCTTTTTAATATGGCTAATAGTTTCCGGTCTTGAGTTGTCCGCTTTAATGGGCCACTTTCTAGCCTCTGGAATACCTGCAAACTTGGCGTCATCAGTTACTTCCCATTCTGATAATTGCTTATCGGTGGCCCCGTCTTTACCAGCGTAGAACTTCCACATGTCATTAAGCTCAACTCCAGCACCGTATGCTTCATATTCAATATAAAGATTTCTATCTAACATAAACATACGAACAAGGGTGTTAGGGTCTTTTGCAAACCCGAAGTCTGCACCGAATAGTAACCTGTCTGCTTTTTGCCACAGATTATCAGGGAACGATTGAACAACGTATTTATTCGCCAATACCTGCTTATCGGAGTTTTCAAGATAAGCCCCTTCCCATATCCACGCATAGTCAGAATATTCAAGACTGTTAAGATCATCAAGCCTTTCTTCTTCCAGAACATCAGGGAACCACGGGTTATCGTTGTAGTTCATTTCAACGATGATTGAATTTTTTGGAGGTGTTTTTCTGAAACGTTTATCAGTGGCACTGCCGTCCTTCTCTGGGTTCCATGTCACCCATATTTCAGAACCAGACTCACGGACTGTTGGTCTTAGCTTTTTCCACGCCAAATCTGATACTGACTCTGCTTCATCCACCCAAGCTAGCAGTATTCTTGCTTTGGATTTAATGCTATCTAAGTTATGTCTTAGCCCGCAGAATACGTAATTAACCCTCTTGCATTTAGTGCGGATATATTTTTCACCAATATCAAAGTAATCATTCAACCAAGGAATAGACCGTATCGCCTGTTTTACCTCTTCCATTGATGATTCTTCGAGTGAGTTCATAAACTCACGACCACAAAGAATGACTCCGCTAATGCCTTGTTCTGCTGCCTGATATGCTTTTACCGCACTCATCATTGCGAATGTGCGAGTCTTTGCGCTACCACGACCACCAAAAGCACCGCGATATCGAACGCCTTCTTTTGCGAACACCGGAACTAACTTGGCAGGAATTGGTAAATCAACTGTCTGTTCCATCAGGTGATACTCCTACCAGCCTAATCACTGTTGGCTTCTGTGACATTGACCCATCAGATGACTGATGATCTACCTCTTGCTTTTCAGAGTATCCGTGATTAGCCAGCATTAGCTTTGTGATTGTTGCGTTAAAGTCGCCAGCCAATCCGCTATTAATCAGTTTCATTTCCTGAAATGCCATAATTCCGTCTAACGTGTCCGAAAACTCACGACCTAGATCACTATCTTGCTTTCCGTACTCATAAACAGTTGAACGAGCTATTCCCAAATAACACGCCAAACCTGCAATACTAGGTATAACCTGACCTTCATTTTCTTTGTAACCGCCGTACAGGTATTCCTTTGCCTTAGCGATTAGCTCATTAGTCAGCTTGCTAGGGCAACCAACCTGTTTAGATTGTTGTCCCATACCTTCCCTTAATATTTACTGTTCAACCACTGGAACATATTTAATATCACTAATCTCATCAGGTGATATGTATACCCATGAACCATCGAGTGATGCGATACCGATTAACCCATTAGTCACACGAGGCTCTTTAGTGGTCATCACACCTTCGTATGTGGTTCCGTCTTTCTTAGTTGCTATTACGTGATATTTATTCACTACTCAACTCCACTTCTTTCCCTTGAGGTACAGCCTCAACCTTAAAGCACAAATCCGTAAGCCATCGCCAATTAGTTAACGCAGCGATGATTAACATCGGCTTCATGTAACGGCGTAATGTAACTTTGCAATAAAATGTTCTTGTTTTGCTCATAATCGCCACCTTATCTAATAAGCGAAAAGTGAATGCAGGTGTTTATTTCATTAAGAAGTTTGCTCTTATTTCTTCAATTTCATCTTTTTTGAAGTTACATATTGCAAGCTTCCCATCTCGATTGGTAACTTCCACTGTTAATGTCATTCTTACTAAATCACCATGATCACTATCGACATTACAACAGACTAATCCTCGGATAGGCTTTCCATCTGATGTGAAAGCGGTAATACGACCATTATCAGATACTGGAATCAATCCAATAGCGATATCGGTATCGTTTTCTAAGTTGTCATTATTTTTCATATCCCACCCAATAAAAAGGCCACTAGGACCTATTGTAATGTTGCAGAGTGTGATGGTTGATTGCTCGATGGATAAAGCAATTGCATTTGCCCTTTAACATCAAAAGCAGCCATACATCGAGCATCAAAGTCTTTGTAGTCAACAGAACTATTAGCAATATTTGTTACTGCCACCATTTGCTTTTCTACAGCAAGTAGAGCATCACCTTTTAGGTATTGGTGGATTTTTTCTCTGTCGCCTTTATTTTCTTTGACTGATTCATAGACATAATCAGGCAATGCAACGCCATAAACCCATTTAGCCGTGATGCCAGCGAACAATAACGGACAACCGCCAACATGACCGAAATAAGGAGTGCCTGACATCTTTGATAGCGCTCTATAATAGGGTTCTTGAAATCGCTTTTCCCACTCAGTAGCTTCTTTGTATGTCAGTAGCCCAATTACTTGATCTTCAGTTAATGTCATACTCTGTGACATCAACATGTTTTTAATGTGCCGGTCACAAGCGCGAGCAAATTTTGGTGATAACCATCTTGCGAACTCAATTACTAATTCAGGATGGATCCAAGTACCGCCATGTCGTCCTTTTTCTACTCGAACTAAAAGGGGAGAAATCTCCTCTTTAGAATTATACGCTTCAATATCAAGCTCTTTGCCAACCTCGTAGATATACTCTTTAGTTGATGAGACCCTTAACCAGTCTTTGGTTAGTTTTCCAAAGTGCCTAGCTGCTGCTGTAGCATTAACCCAACAATCGCCATTAAACGGGATCAGAGTTTCGTCATACTTCATAGGTACGATTTTAATCATTGCATATTTCCTATAGAAAGGGAGCCTGTAGCACAGAAAAGCCGCCCCAAGAGAGCTTGCCAGCTATAACGGCAGTTCTCAGGCTCACTTTCTGTAGACTCTTGGTGTTTTAGATGTGCGTGCTATGCACAGAGTGAAATACGATTTATGCAGATACGGGATTATCCCGTATGTAAAACTCGCAACCATCATCACGTATCACTACGTTACTTTGGTCACTTACGGCTTATCCGTCAGCAAGATATGGACCACCTCACTTATTTGCGAAGAAGCCATTAAAAAGCCCCGCTATTGCGAGGCTCGTTGTTGTTCAATTTCCCGTATTGCTTTCTTGTCTGAATTACATTGCTCAATAACCGATAACAGGGAAATGTTTAACATTAACGATTCTCCCCATGTCATTTGCTCGGGTATATAGGGCAATAGACAATTAGCGGTTAGGTGTGCCGGTATCGCTATGTGCTCCACTGGCACGTATTCTTTCTGAATAGTCGTGCATCCTGATAAGAGCGTCACTAGGAATAGTAGTATTGGCGCAATCATTATTGACAAGAACAGTTTTGATAACCGTTTTAATCTTTTCAGAATCCACGGCTGACCTATTCCGCTCTTCGCTATTAATCGATGAGACATTATTGATAATCCTGAATGTGCGGTTGGCGTTTTCTGTGATTGAGTTTTGGCGAGATAACTGGCTGGTTACTGTGTTGTAATCTTTGCTCAGCTTGTCGTAATCATCTATTACCCACCATAGCCAGAATGCAGATATTGCCAGTAGTCCAGCTAATACCTTAGTTAGCGTGTTCATATCACTTAACACCATTGTGCTCTAACGAGTAGTGATTGCCGTCATTGAATCGACCGCCCCACGTACCGCCGATAGATTCCCAATATTCACCAAGCAATTTATGATCACTTGATGCTGTTAGATATTTACCGTCTTTAAATAGGTTGAAATCCACAGCTAGGCGTTGTGTGTGTAAGCTGTTTTTAATACCTGATCCCGATTTGGCATTTAACTGTGCTTGCTCAGGCGTTCGGTATGCTTCTGAAAACGTCAGCTCATATCCGTTGTCGTAGGCAAAAATAATTAAGTCCGCAATCATGCGAGTGAACTTGCGTTGTTTCTCACCGAGTGTCATTTTTACTAACCCCTCTAAATATTTGCATCACATTCCCACGACTAAGAATTATTAGTGCGCATAGCGTGATATTGATTCCGACTTCAAATGGATCTGCATGCGTGTAGTCATTCGTTAATATTCGTAACGGGATCGAACCTAGTAGGATAATGAGTACCCACGCTATAAATGACGGAATGAATTTATATTTAGCACCGTTACGGTCATAGTTAATGAGTCGAATAACAGCAAGCAGGCATGAGAAAAAGTTGATGTAAATCCAAAACATTGAGATGGTCATCTTCCACCTCCTCTGAATTTATCTATCAGGTTGTTAATAACGTTGTTGATACTATCTGTGAGCGCACCGGGTTTAGATATCGTTACTAACACACCAACCAAACCAGCCGATGAGAACATTGCACCAACAGAGCGATCGACTTCTCTATCTCCGATAACACCACTCAGTAGTGATGACATGAAATCAGCTCCTAATATCCCGATCGCAAATGCAACCGTGAAATACGCCCATCGTTTTAATAGCCGGATATCATGAGCAGACAATACAAATATCACCGCCCCTGCGAACGCACCAATAACAACGCCTGCGTCCATACCTGAATAGAGACCTACAATAGAGACACCCGCTAACGAGGCGGTTGCTGTGCCTGTTAACGGCTCTTGCATATATGTAGTCCTGATTAGTTAATAGAACGCCGACTCACATCTCTTGTGTGAACGTGATAACGAGGGTGATTGATTCTGTGGTCGGCATATACGAAAAAAGACCGCCTAAGCGATCTTCTGAATGAGTTGTTCGGAATAACCGAATATGTGAACTATCCGGTAATTCCGGATGGTTGAACTTGATACAAATTATATTTGATGAGACCTTGGTTAACTTAAATGAAATTTACACAATGGTGCATAATGAATAATTTTATAGAAGCCTTAGATGCGTCTATCAAAACAAAAAATTGGTATTCAGTACTATTTATATCCCTAACACTACCAGATATCTGCGGAAAGATAGAGCATCCAGATTTAAAATCATCAAAATCAAGAACAATAGAATGGTACAACAAATACTTACTACCAACATATACGTCATTTATTGGCCCATCAAGGGATAAACATGAGCTTTTAAGCGGTTCTGATTTTTATGCCCTAAGATGCGCATACCTGCATGAAGGAAGCGATGACATATCAGAGCAAAAAGCCAGAGATGCTCTCCAAAACTTTAGATTCGTCCAGCCATTATCTGAAAACTCTTCAATCCATCGCAACAAAATCAATAACTCACTGCAACTCCAGGTTGATAAATTTGGGACAGATATTTTGTCCGCCGTGAAATGCTGGATGAGAGATATATCTTCGGATCAGAATAAAATTAATGAAATAGAAAACATGCTGTTTATTCAAATGATTGACCCGTCAAAAGGATTTTCCATTTAAACTAAGCAATTATGGGAGTGCTACCTCCCATAATTTAATTGCCTGCCTCACTCCCCCACCACACCAGAGCTTGGGGGACTACGAGACCTATCAGGTTTCTGCTATTAGCTTCATCAGTCGTAGTGTGCTCTGGCTTGGGTACCTACTTGGCAGGCCTTGCTACCGTATGACCTTTAAAATTTTTTAGTTGAGCCTGTAAGAGTTACTTACAGGTTGCTATTCCCTCGAATTCGGGGGGAATTAAAATGGTGGAATTACACCAGATTAGATAACAAAAAACCCCGCCGAAGCGAGGTCTTGAATTCTTTTAACGTTAACGAAATGGCAATAACCCATCGTTAGAACAATATTTACACAGAAAAGTGTAAAAGTCAATTCATTCGTTAGAAGTATTCGTTTTTAATTTGTTACCTTTTTTAGTATGTAATCTGCGTTACTTTCTCCTTTTTCACACTCAACCGCCAATGACTCATAAAATTTACTAACTGAACGCTTCCATTGATCAATCGTAATCCCTGAATGAGACACAGCCTGAAAAGCCTTTGATGCAGGTATTCGTTCGTAGCCACGGCCAGAACAACGCTTACAAAGCATACTGACAGCTTCACCGGTTAACCTTAGCGTTTCTTTGTCTATTGCCATACCACGCCCTTTACAGTCATTGCACGCACAAGAAACATAACCTTTACCGTTACACTTATCACAAGCGCATGACTCGGTGTCATCAATAATGCGAACTTCCTTACCAAAGACTTTTTTAACCTTAACCGCCTTTACCTTAAAACCTGTTCCATTGCACTTTACGCACTCAGTAACACTCGATGCTGATCTGCAATAATCTGCATAAGCGAATTTTGCGAGTATTTGCATTACCTTTCGCTTAACATTCATATCTAGCTTGCGTAAGGCTGGAACCTTGTCGCAATGATTCAATGCATGCCGAGTTAAAAGTTGTATCGCTTTGTCTCTGTCATTTCGGCTTATTCCCATCTTCCCCAAGAATGCTGAATAGCCGAATGACTCTTTACTCTGACACATACCAAAAGCGCCCATAACATCAGTACCGGTTAATCTATCTGGCGATGTTGAGCTAGGCGCATCTGATATTGATGTTGTTTTGGCGAAGTGATATTTAACAGCGCTTTCTAGGTTCATCTCGCCTCCGGTAATACTGTGTGATAATCATCATTGGCAGTTGTATATAAAACCCTGACACCATCCATCAGCCCGCTTACCACTTCCATATAGTCCATAACCTGCATTACACAGAAGTTAACTCGACCGCCTGATCTGGATTTTAAATATCTTGCTTCTTCAATAGCTGCGATTAAGTCAGTAAACATTAAACCACCTCCGAATATTGATCCTTTCGCCTTTTCTCATACCAACGGGCCCTGCGAGTGAATATGGATTTCATTCGCTTTAGATATTCGATGTCGAATTTACGGACCGTGTTATCGTGCTCTAAACGAGTTACTCGCTCTTCGCCGATTTTATTGATGAGATTAATGCGATATGGAATGAGATTTCCTGACAGGTCCCTATTGCAGTGAACACAGCCAGCGTGAATATTGAGTAAATTAAATCTTAAATGACTTGCCGAACCCCTTGACCTGTAATGACTGGCATCTACGGACCCACCTCTTACTCCATAATTTAAGGGCCGACCACAAGCAATACATGGCTGACCATAGTCTCGCCAAAATATGTATTTATTTACTGCCGCTTGGGCCTCTTTGTTCCAGTCTGATTTTGTCTTTAACTTTTCCTTTCGGATCCGCAATATTTTTCTTTCCTCAGATAAACGTTTTTTACGGTCCTTTTCTTCGGTCCGTTTAATTTCATTTGAGGCGAATTTTATTGCACAAGACGTGGAACAAACTTTTTGGGTAGATAGGTAGGGAGTGAATTCTTTGTTGCAGACTTTACAGGTTTTGAGCTTCGGTTTTTTAGCCTTAGCCATACATCACCCCAAAATAACTCCAAGAATTAACATGGCGATAAACCATATTGCGACAAATTTTCCGTAGCGTAATAAATTGGCATTAAGCATTGGTTCAAACTCCTTTTGTGGTTTCTTGGGATATTTATGTTTGTGTTTATATTTACTACGATACCTCGGCATCTCCCTCTCCTTTGATTTTATCCATCACTTCCAAATGAGCGTATTCATCAGCACACTTGCTACACACGTAAACCTCATCATCTGTTAGCTGTCTATTGCATGATTGGCAGTTCATTTGATTTGTCTCATAGTTAGCCCATAACCAAACACTGCCCCAGTATCGATGTATTCCTGATTAGCGCGCTTTTCGATACCTTTAATCATTGGTGTGTGACCAAATAGAAATAGGTCCGCACCTTTAATCTCACGGACGTTATCGTCACCAATGCGCTCACGGCTCCAAATCACATACTGCTCATCTACTGGTTTGCCGAACTCGTATTCATCGGATGGATAATCAGCATGTGCAATGACTGTCTTTTTTTCATCTGTATTTACTTCGATAATAAAGGGAAGTTTCTCTGCTCTGGCTAAGCAGGCGCGGGATAAAATCTCTTCCTCATAATTTTGCAGAAAAAACCAATTACCACCGTTGTATAGCCAGTTATTGACATCCCCACCATTAAACAAGGCATCAATAGCCATTTGCTCATGATTACCACGCACCGCTCTAAACCATTTTTCATTAATCAGGTCTAGGCATTCGACATTCTGATCACCCCTATCTATTAGGTCACCAACTGAAATCAATAAATCTTTTTCTTTATCAAAATCAATTCGATACATATTCCTTTTTAATAGATTGAAGCATCCGTGAATATCACCAACCACCCAAATATGGCGATATTGATCACCATCGATTCTGAGGTAAATTCCGTTTCTTTCTTCGCTCACTTTCTCGCCCTCCGCTTCTTGGCTGCTGGCTTCTCTTTGGGTTCTTCGTTGTCAATTTGCTTACCTTGTGGCTGTAAACATTGAGGAATGGCATCCATCCACTTCTTCATGCTCTCTAATGCGTTATTTCTCTTAGTCATAATTACTCATCCTGCTTCCTTTTCAATTTCATGTACTCACTATCTTCTGGAGTAGTTAGTATTAAACCGAACTGTGATGCCCACGCTTCAACTCTCTGTAAGAAGTGATGCATATCCCCTTTATCTAGTTTTGAAGTGTGCCTAAGCGTCTCTCGTTGCGTTTTTTCACCCGTTAACACATCGGTGTACTCAGTTACTTCAAATCCAAGGTAAGTGGCCTTTAAGCTTTCTTTCACCCATGCTTCAGTGCAGAACTCACGACCCGACCTAATCAAGTAATCGCTGATTTCTTTGTACCAAACATGGCTTAATGCGTTTTGAGAGAGGCTTCGTTTTGGTTTGTAAGGCTTGATGGTGACGCTGAGTTTTGGGTGGGATTTAAGTAGTTCAATTACGTTGTTATCAAATAGCTTTTTCGTTGATTCGTGTAGACAGAAGTTTTCCAAGTTAACCTCCTTACATTTCTGCGTATACCTCTATCCAATATTTAGCTTCTTGGATCCATTCTTTTTTCTTTTTGCGGATTTGTCTTTTAGTTGGTTTGCATGGGAATTTATAGTGTTCCTCAATCCAGCCTACATTTATTTTTAACATCCAAAATCTGCTATTCGTATTGAAGTTAACGTAATAGACCATGACTTCTACTGGCTCACTCACTGTTAGCTCTCCTGTTAAACCTTTGCGCTGAATAATCACGGTCAATTTGCATTAATTCTTCTGGCGTCATGTCATCAGAATTATCGGGGTAAATATCGTTATTGTGGGTAAAAGAGAAATCAGCGCCACAATCAGCATTAGTACATTCGATATGATCACAAAGGTGGTTATCTTCTGGGTTAGGCTCGTTCTCGCCACACCATTTAACTTTACTGCCACAAAATGGGCATTTCTTGAGTTCGTTCATACTACTTATCCTTTCTGAAAGGGAGTTTATTTTCGATGTAGTCAATTAATGAAAATAAAATTTGTCGTACGTGTTTTCTGGCAAAGTGGATCGGCATATCAATTAGAAAAAGTAGAAAGTAAACTATGCTTATTGGGAGCATGAATACAATTAAAACTGTCCATCTAACTAAATAGGTAATCTCGTTACCTTTAAATTTCGCCCACTTCATCATTTACCCTCCGGCATTGGTGGGAGTGGCATCCAGTGAGTTATTGGATAATCGTCATCTTCAATAAACTCATCGTTATCGCTGATAAAATGGCTGTAAGAACGAGACCAAATCCAACCTTCAAAACATGAATCTGAACGCATGAACACATGCCACACAAACTTGCCATTCCAAAACCAACCTGCAAATACCGGCGTGTCCAGTTCAGGTAATCTCTCACTCACTTTAACCCAATTAGTTCCCTGCATTAGATGCCTCCTTTCGGTTTAGTCTTTTAACAAACGCATCAGAATCAATTCTTAAAAGGCGATTCATAACCTTTTCACAACGATATGGTTTGTGCATTTTTCGATTGCGGTCCGATGTATTTTTCCCGCCTCTCACATATTTACGCTTGCGTATCATTGCTTCATCAGCGTAGAGCCACATCAACTTTTTAAATTCTGTTCCTTTCATCACTCAACACCTCGCTTAATCGCCATAACTAATTTTTAAACTTCCTGATATGGCAACCACTGCTAAAAGTAACCATCCCCAACCTGATTTTTCGTGATACATCAGGAATGCAACAGATAAAAATCCAGTAATCGGTACTAGCATGAAAAACAATGTGCCTAAAATATCTCGTAAATATTCCATCTAAAAATCCTCACGATTCCCACTCATAGCCGACTTTAATTACCTTGGCTTGCTCAAGAGTATTTGTCATCACTTTCGTGTTAGAAATATTACCCCAGCAATCACACTCGACTGGCGTTAGGTAATATTCATTTTCTGTTCCATCATCGCTTTTGTAGGTATGGCAAACCGGATCACCTAAAACCTTGGTGACAGTATGTGTTAGTAAGTTCATCTAAAAATCCTCTTGCGTGTTAAACGTTGGCACCTTGGAATCGGCGTTGTTGTGGTCTGCTACTTTGTTGACAGATGCTAGATGCTTGAGCCTGATCAGTGTCAAGAAAGTGACCATTTTTGAATAATTGATAAACGGTACCCAATTTTCCAAATCGGTTTTTTGTCACAATTATTTCTGCGTAAGCTGCTGCGGGGGAGTTCTCATTATAGACCGCATCACGGTAAAGCATGATGATGCTATCTGCATCTTGCTCCACACTTCCTGAGTCTCTTAAATCCGCATTGGTAGGTCGTTTGTTTGGTCTCTTTTCAACATCGCGAGATAGCTGACTTAGTGAAATAACAGGCGTTCTGATATTTTTAGCCAGACCTTTCAACGTTGCTGAAATATGAGCAATAGCCAAGTCGTTACGCTCTGCGCGAGGTTTCTCGATTAACCCTAAGTAATCAACCATGATTAACGATAATTCAGGATGGCGTTTCTTGTGTCGCGTTGAAATTGCGGTGATTTGTTCAACGGTTAACTTACTGGCATCGACGACCCAGACATTCAAGCCAAGTAAATTACCTGCACCCATAGATACCCTGCCCCAATCTTCGTCACTCATACGAGATGGGTTTCTCAATGCGCTAACAGATAGGTTTGCTGATCCTGCAATCTGACGCTCAACGATTTGCTGAGAATCCATTTCCATCGAGAAAATTAAAACGCCTTTTTTGGTGTCAGTGCCGATAACATTTTGAGAGGCAACGCCTTCTGTAATTTTCAGCGCGATTTCTGTTTTACCCATTCCTGGTCTAGCGGCGATAATGACTAAATCAACAGGATTGATACCCCCCATAATTTCATCTAATTCGCGGATTCCCGTTTTTAGTGTGTCCGATTCCTCGCCTTTGTTAACACGCTCTTGTAAAACTTCAGTGTAATCTTCGATTAACGACGAAACATGGACGGGAGCAATATCACCTTTCGAGGAATGCATATCAGATGCCTGAGCAAGAAAACTCTCCATTGCTTCACTGGCTTGCTCAATAGTTCCGTTTTCAATCACACCACGCACAGAATCCATTAACTGGATCATAGCTCTACGATTGTGATTATCAGTCACCATCTTGGCATAGCCTTTCAGGTTGGCTGCGCTAGGACAATCCTTGGCTGTTTGGATGATACTAGCTAGATGCTCACTTCCCATTCCTTCAGCAACCATCATCATATCGATGACACCGCGAGACTTAGCTTGTTTTTGAATAACTTGATAGGCTTCTCGATAGAACCTAACTGAAAATGATTCAGGCTCTAAAGTGGCTAAAACATCCGAGGCATCAGGTGTTAACCCTGAAATTAACAAACCGCCAATAACACTTGCTTCAAATTCCGTATTGATCACTTAAAACCCCCTGTCAGCAAATTTACCTTCTCGAACACCTGTCAACGTTGTTTCTCTTAGCAGATAATCAATATCAGCCGTCCAGCCTGTATCGTTTTCACCAAAATAAAATGGCTTAGCCATTCGCACAAAGGCTCTAACGTAGGCTCGCCAACCATCAACATTTGCCGTTGCAAGGTTTTTGATTATCTTCCTGATCCGTGTTTTACGTTTCTCGTTAGCTTCCACAGCATGAGGCAGTCTGTCACCAACTTCCTCGTTGTAGGCATTGAGATATTCATCGTAGTTAATTGGAGTTGATTTTCTCTTGGTAGGTTTTACCGATTCTCCCCCTTTCACCTCGTGAGGGGTAAGGGGTGTATTACTTTCTTTCTTTTCTTTTGTAATAGTTTCTTTTGTGTTTAGCTGACTTGGCTTATGTGAATTAGCCGTTTTAGCTAATGTTTTATTAGCCGACTTAGCTAATGTTTCGCTAACTTGGCTAATATTGAAATTCCACTCAGTAAAATCTTTGTTAATTCCAATTTTATTACCTGATGAAATAACAATATTCATAGCAATCATTTCATTCTTCGCTTTGCAAACATGAGTATGATGAATACCTGTCATTTCAGCTATTTGAGTGTTTGTAATACGGTCTAACTTTTTGCCGAAGCCGTATGTCTTTCTGATGATCGCCATAACGACTTTTAGTTGTCTTGCTGTTAAATCTGCACACATAACAGCTTCAAATAGGTCGTTGGCTATTCTTGTGTAACCATCTTCAAGATTTGCCACTGTTGACCTCTCTTGCCGTCGTTGATTACCAAAGTCAGCGTATGCAACATTGCTATTCATCGCTCTTACCTCCTAGTACCTGTTGACGATGTTCAGTGCGTATTTTTGCATCCTCAAGTATTTCTCTGAGGCACCTAACACCTTCCTGAGTAACCAATCTGTTAAAGCGATTTCTAGCGTTGTTTTTATGCACAGCACTATGATTAAATCGTTGTTTCATGGTATAATTCCCTTATTCCTAAGCTGTATCAGCAAAAGGAAAGCTCAAAATCAGCTTCCCTTTAATACTGGTTATTGATACAGTGTATTTGTTAAGTTAAATGGTTAAGTCCATTTGTTGAGAAGCCTCACCATTCGCAGTGGTTGAGGTTTTTCTTTTTGGTGCTTTGACATGCTCAAGCATTTGAATTAACGCTCTAGCCTCATCACCTTGCAATATCACGGTGTCATCTGGTGTCTCATACCCAATAGCAACTAAAAGCCTTGCACAACGTTGTATGAAGCTTAATTGCGTTTTAGATTGTTGAGATTGCCAGCGAGATATTTGTGATTCGTGAATACCCGTTCTTTTCGCTACTTCTCTAGCGCCAGTAACAAGTATCCCCTTCATGATTTTTGATTCGATTTCTCGAAATTTGCGTTCGTTTGATAGTTCCATTTGTTAAATTCCTTCTTAGATTACTTCCCATATTGGGAACAGCAGTAATGATCCGTGGCTCATTCCATATGAGCGGATTGTTGATAATAGTTTGCCGATTGAAGTCAAAAGGCATGGCGTGAGTTTTTAAAGAGCGGGTAAAGCTAAGCAACTTTTGGTGGAAATAAATCATCAATAGTGACTTTCACACCTTTTTGATTAAAGAAAACAACGAGCTTTCTACAAACGTCTAAGTCAGCTTTACGTCTACCATTTTCGTAATGGCTGACATTTCCTTTTGTACATCCAAGCTCCTTGGCTAAGTCGTTTTGGGTGATTCCCAATTTTTTTCTGTATCGACTTAAATTGTTCATTAGAACCTCCTTATTACAATTAGGTTAGTATACATAAAGTATCCGATAACTCAATATTAAAGTATACATTTTGTGTGTCCACATATATGTATACATAACGTATAATCTTGGTATGAAAATGAAATGGTACGAACTAGCCAAATCCTTGATGAAGGACAAAGGCATTACTTATGATGATTTAGCTGAGCGCTTTTCGGTTTCGAAGGGTGCTGTTGGCCATTGGATGACAGGAAAGAGAGAACCATCTCTGCATGATATAGCGGGAATACTGGCATTTGTTGGTGTAAATAACGCAGTTATTAATTCAGATGGCTCGATTAGTATCGAAAAAGAAGATATTAGTCATCAGCCGCCAACATATGAATACCCTCTCTTCACTAAGGTGCAGGCTGGAGCTTTCTCAACAGAATTTAACTCATACACTCAGAAAGATGCTGTGTCGTGGATCCCTACGGCCAAGAAAGCTAGTGAGCGCTCTTTCTGGTTAGAGGTTGAAGGTCAATCAATGACAGCACCACCAGGAGGTAAGCCAAGTTTTCCTGAAGGAATGCTAATTCTCGTTGATCCTGAGGAAGAAGTAGAGTTCGGAGATTTCTGTGTCGCTCGTTTGCTAAATGATGAGTTCACATTCAAACGATTGATTAGAGAAGGCGGAGTTGAGTATCTAGAGCCATTAAACCCACGCTATGACCTGATCCCTATCAACGGGAACTGCACAATCATAGGCAAGGTAATCAAGTCACAATGGCCTGACGACACGTTTTAGGGTGTGGACATTAAGGTAAAAATATTTTCTTCGCCTTATCAACAGGTTTTGATAAATCGATCATAAATAAGGGAAATACATCTTAATTTTTATATTCACATAGTGTAAATTATCGCACCACTAAGAAAAGTTATTCACAGTTTTTCCAGTGAATCACTTGTAAAAGTGAGCTAGAACCATTATATATAGTGTATGAACAATTTTTAAGCTTAGTTCTATTTCACCTTTGCTTGTGGTTTAAATGTAAATTTACAAATGCAAGAATTTAATATGACTGAAATTGAACAGGCTCGATTTGAAAAAATAGTTAATATTGTTAGAAATACACTAAACGATTTAACTGAATTATTTGTAGAATTTGGTATTGATGGAATGCATGAGTTAACAGATCCATCAATTGAGCAACTGAAAAAATTAGTTTCTCAAATGAATGGATATGCGAATGCATACGAAAAACATCTTTTATCTTCCGATGATGAAAATGCAATTTCAGCTAGAATGCTCCTACAAAATGTAAAACAAGGTTTGTTATACGCTGAATCCTTGCTGATTGGTGTTGAGAAATTCAATATCGATGCTTGCAATAAAGCGCATGATGATATCAGAAAAAATACATTGATAACCCCAATGTGGAACAATCCTGAATAACTTAAATGAGGTAAGCCACTGCATCAATCAAGATGTGATGGAATGATGAGGAACATACTATGACACAATTAAACAAATTATATGCCAGTGCATTAAAGCTTGAAAAAATTATGAGCGAAATCAAAGAACGTGCAGCTACTAAACGTAGTAAAAAAGTTGCGTAATAACTGGTAGACCCATAGATTTATAAAAAGCCCTCCTCGCGAGGGCTTTTTTGTGTCCTATCCCCTCCAAAGAAGTGACCTACATTCCAATCTGAGATTTTTTTGAAAATAAATTATCTGAAAATACAGATAGTTGACTTTTATTTATCTCAAATGTCTACATTTAGTATTTACATGTGTCTACTTATCGTATACATTTAATCACATCAACGGCAAGCAAGATACATCAGCAAGCCATGCTCTTTAAAAATATAGCAGTACGGACAATGACATCTTGTCCAACATTTCACTGAGTGAGTTTTGGGATTGGTGAATACGTGTAGCTCAACGGTAGAGCGAGGCCATAAAGCTGGGGTTGTGGGTTCGAATCCCATCACGCAAGTAGGAAGTAATTACCTACCACCAATCACTAAAACTTATTCAGAGGAGGCAACATGACAACTTATATTCAACCGTTAAAAACGTCGCCTAAGAAATCAGGTGAACGGAAACAAGTAGAAGTTAAGCATGTAAACAGTAATTCATATAAAGCGCGTCAATACGCTAGATATGCATCTTTCAGAGCTAACAAACTGAAAGAAGAAGAGATTGCTAAAGCTAACTCAGTGAAAGAGAAGAAAGAACGCCCTGTTCTCTCTCTCAAACCAACAAAGCATTATCCAAGTGGAGATAACTGTTGCTTACCTAATGTAGCAGTATTTTCAGGAGTTAAGACAAAACAGCCGAACAGTGAGTTCGGGGTGACGGCGAGATAAATAGGAGAAGTAAGATGAAATTTATCTGTTGATTTTCTGTTCCGCCTCATGAGCTTCAACTAAAAGTCTGATAATTGCTTTTCGGTAGTAAGAATCTAATTTGTATTTAGTTATGTAGGTATCATGATACTCATGAATGATACCTTTACACATAAGGCTGTACACATAAATACCATCTTCATCATTTTCAAAGTCGTCTATATCATCGCCATCAATTAAACACAAGATAATTTCTTTTTCTCTCTCTGAAAGTGATTGAATTTCTATTTTGGTTCGCCTGAATTTTAGAGACTCTTTTATATTTCTGTGCATACCTATTAATGAAGACCACAACCACTTTAAAAAATAGCTAATGAAAAATGAAACAGGGATCAGGATTAGGGTAACGCCGACATAAGGGATATTAAAAAAGTGTATTTTCCCATTAACAAAATGAGATACCGAATCAGGAACAAACAAAAGTAAAAGTAACCAAGTAAACAACCAAACCATATTGAACCTCAATGATGTGTTTTGTTTTAAATAGGCAATCACTGCCTCAATCCAATTCGGCATGGTTGATAATCTCTTATTCTGTAGGGGTAAGTGGATTATAGCCGATTTCTCGCTGTAGGGGTACACGAGAACCACCTCGCCTGACGTGGCTAAAAGCAGGCACAGTTAACTAATTACAGTCCATTCTGTGGGCTGTGGTGAGTTGATTAATAGATAGGAGATAGAGATATGTGTGATTGCTTTACTAAATTAGGTGATGACATGGAAAGTCGCATTAAAGCAAAACTACCTGAAGGAGCAAGCCTACGGTCTTCTGGTTGGAAACAGTCTGGATTGTTTATGTCTGGCGGCGTCATGTCAGTTAATTATTTCATTGAATACAACGCCAGTTATCAGGAAGTCAAAAAGGACGGTACACCGAAAGCCCGCCTAACAAAGCAGGATTTCCCCGTTACGTTCTCATTCTGCCCTTTCTGTGGCGTGAAATGTGAAAGAAACTAGCATCGTGTTTAGTTAATAACGGAGGGAGTATAACAATGTTTGAAGTTCAACTTTTTGCATACGGACAACACTTCCATTTTATCTTCATTCAAGCTGAAGATGTGGAGGATGCAGAAGAACAAGTAAACATTCTAAATTTAATTGATAGTGATGTTAGCTTTCAATTAACAGGCAACACGAAATAGTTAGGGGGGAGTATGACAGATAAAACAATGGAATTTAAAGGAACGCCTGCGCCTTGGTTTGTTAATGATAATGGATTTTACTTTGAAATTAGAGATTCTGATAAATTATTTTGCATAGATGATGTTGGTGCATCAAAGCATGCATACGATGACGGCGATCACTTTAAAAATAAAGTTGCATATGCCAACGCCCATCTAATCGCAGCAGCACCAGAGTTATTAGAACAATTAATAAGACTTCGCAATAAAATTGCAAGCTACAAACCAGATGATGACGATGATTTAGACATCGTTGACGCTGTAATCGCAAAAGCCCTCGGTCAGCAGTAACCCACCAATTAATCATTCATATCGCTATTAATAGTGAGGAATACGCACATAAGGAATTAATTATGGGTGATGTAGGAGACGATTTTCGCGCATACAAGGAAATGGTAAAAGAGCGGAAATTAGAGCGACTTAAAAATAATACGGAGCAACTAAAGGATATAGATATTCCGTACACCAGAGATTCAAGTGGAACTATTCACTTTCAAACAAAGAAAGGAAAGGTTTTATTTTATCCAACAACAAACAAATATCAGCACAAGCGAAGCGTTAAACGAGGTGGTCTATTTAAGGCTGTTGAGTTAGCAAAACGCCTCGGAATCTAACCCACCGCACCAACACCAGATAACCACCCTATCGCTCACCTAGCGAGGTAACAATGAAAACTAACTATTACAGCGCTATGCGTGATTGCATGGCGGTGCGTATCACTACGCCTCAAGCACGTAAAAATAAACGTACAAGCCCATGGTTATTCAGTTT